GTACTCTTCAAGATTGATATTTTTAGTTGCTTTGAGCTTTATTTGGCTAAAATAGGCTTACCTCGTTATCCAGTTACAGATTATCTTTTTTATCGTAAGAATAAAAATAAGAAGGCATTTATGAGGATAGACGTAAAGGATGTAGAATGTAGGTATCATTTAGAAATTATGTGTGGTGTTCTTATTACTGATAACATTGGTAAAGATATTTCGTTGTTTCGGTGTAGACAATTATATAGAGACAAGAAAGATCTGTTTGCTAGTGTTTATGCTGAGCTTGTTGCTTCTTATTTTATGGTAGGCAGTGATGTTGTTCCTAGAAAGCAAGTTCATTATGGTGTGTATATGAAATTTTATGAAAGATATTATACTGCAAAGAGTTCTGTTCCTATACGTGGACCGACTAATCATTTGAATCCATATCAGGAGACTACTGTTTATCCGGCACCTTTTTTACGACCTATTGTTAAAGAGATATCTGAGATGTATATGCATGAAACTACACGAACTCTTGGTGTTGTTAAAGGATCTTTGGCTGATAGGTGTGCTGCGATAGTATCATGGGAGAGATATATTTATGAACCCTTTTCTTATTGTATGAATTTTTCTGGGGGTTATGATGGCGAGACATTTAATAGATGTGTTTTTTCTACTAATACTATGGATTCTGCTAAACAAGTTAAAATGATGAAAGAATTTTCTAATGATACTGCTGATAGAGGTCCTTCTTTTCAGAGATTTAGAAAATATATACCTCAAGGGCTTAAATTTTTGGAAAAAGCTTTGGATGTTGATTATGCTGTTGGTAAAAGTTATTTTAAATATGATCCTGTTCAGATGTTGTCTTTTGTTAAAATGACGACTGGTGGAGGTATTTTTCCTATGCGGACAGGTGTTGGCGAGCATGCTGGTTTTACTACTAAATTTCATAATTCAGGAAAGAAAGTTTTTATGTTTGAGGTTACTTTTAGATACTTTCATAGATGGATGATGGGAGTTCTTTCTGGTAAATATGAACCTTTGGTAGATATAGAAGTTATAAGGCAAAAACAAGAATGGAAAAAATATGAAGGGTGCTCTATGCAAGAATTATCTGAGTTATATCAAAAATTGAGAGAATTTTTTATTCCTTCTCCTACTGTTAGCTATCTTGGTGAATATTTGTATAAAGATCGTCGTTTGTTAGAACGTGGATCTGTTATTAGAATAGGAATTAATTTTTTTCATGGTGGGGCTTATGAGTTTGCTAAATATTTACATTATGATTCAGATCGTTTTTTTTGGGCTACGGGTGATGTTGAAAAATTAGATAAACACATCCAGGATATTATGTTGATGTTGTATGTTGCATCAGGTCGCCGTTATTTCAATTGGGCTAATATGGATAAAACTAGTACGGCTGTTTTGGAGCATCTTATTAAAACTTTGATGTTTCATATCAGTCATAAGTTAGTTCTCCATTTAGGCTCATTTTGGAGGTTTATGCGTGGTGTAATGTATTCTGGAGGTAAAGAAACGTCTCATGGGGATAGTTGGATTATGGCATTTATTTTTTTTT